CTCAATCTCATAAAGAGTGTGGTGATACTCGCCAGGTACTGCGTCTTCAGGGTCGGTAATAGTAAGTCTTAATAGTTGTGGTAGGTTTAGCTCTTCCCACTCATGATCTCCGGTATTAGAATCAAATAATATAATACCATTTGCTCCCTTTGATACACTTCTATGAAAGCTAGTAGTGTATGGACTACCTGGATATATAAGATTTAACTGGGAGTTTTTACGAGAGTGTAAATCTCCGCAGAATACTTTTTCATAGTGGGAGAACTTGGAAAGTTCTACTTCTGGTTTAACGTGTGGTGGGATTTCCCCGCGTACGTGGGTTACTGCTAGTGTAGACTTTGGAGTGCTCCAGCTATCTGAGAATAGTATGTTGTACGGAATGTAGTCTACATTGTTTATCGTCTGGAAATCTCTAACTAATGTCACATTAAGGTCTTTAAATATTTGCTCGCAAACTTCAAAGCAATCCTTTTTCTTAGTAAGCATTTCATGGTTTCCAGGTATTAAAATTATTTCTTCATGCTCTAGCGCTCTAAGGAAGTCATACATCAAACACACTTCTGGCATAGTAGGCTTAGCTACATCAAGTAAGTCTCCACCAATTACCAATGTTTTATCTTTGTATTCATTTAACTCTTTTGCTAGTAGCATTACTCGATTGTGTTGCCACTCACTAGGTACGTTCTTTTGTCCTAATTTTATGTGAATGTCGGCTACGAAAATATGATCCATGTAATTCCTTAAAAGAAGGGTGACTTTCGCCACCCTCTTCGAACTAATTAGTCTTCTAGTTCGTTCATTGCTTCTGCTGTCGCTTCTGCTTCAGACTCTGAGTTTTCCGCCGGAGCACCTTCTAGGTGAACTTTAAGACGAGCACGTTGGTCTTCTGCTGTTTCACGTGGGAAAATTTCAGCCATTGGTTTAAGGTCTTTAACCTTTTCCATGTACTCCTCTGAAAGAGGCTCAGATACAAAGCTGAATGGGTCTACATCGTAAGCTACGTTGAACACTTTAGGGCCAGTTTTCTTACGCTCTACTGTAATCCAGCAACCTTTCTCGTAGCTAGTTGGGTTGATTTTTTGCTTTTTAGCAAACTTGATGATATCTTGTAGCATACCTTTCTTAAGAGTTAGTACCTCTAGGTTGCCTGTTGCTTCGTTTAATACTTGGCAACGATATCCCCAACCGCAACGTAAGTCGTTACCTTTACCATCCTGTAGGTTAAGCTCTTTAACAGGGTCTGGTAAGCTAGAATTAAACTTCTCTGTGTTACGATCAAACTGCAAGCATTCAAATGAGCGGTCGTCGCCAGTTGCTCCTTTCACCCAGTAAAAGTAACCTGGTAGAATGTCACCAACAATACGGAAACGGTTAGTGCCGTCTTGTAGTTTCATGTAAGTAACTTTAGAGCCTTTTTTAGCTTCGCCTTGTAAATCGTCAAATGATAGCATATGTATTTATTCCTTATTTAAAATAATTTCTGTTTCTGTTATAGTAATCAGGGGGTTGGTTTCTAACTCCCCTAGTTTAATCCAGTTTGGGATAAGCCCTCTACTGAGTGTTTTTCTTTGAGACTCTGCGTAGTCATCATAGTTACGTAACGCAGCAAGTCCTAAGTATTGAGCCTTATGTAAGGCAGAAGCTTTAGATTTAAGTAAGCCCTCTTCATTTATTAGGAAATCGTTGCCGCGTCTGTTTTTTGTTAGCTCGAAAGCTCGCAGTATTTTCTTAGGCATTCCTGCACCTAATATGTAACAGTATTCATAATCGAAGTATGTCATTTTGTTTTAATCCCTCAATTTGAAAAGTCATTATATACATAATAGATCGAAATGTCAAGAAATATTTTAATTTTATTTGCACTACAGGGTATCTAGATTATTAACCTTTCCAAATAATTCTGTGTTTAAAACTCTACCACAATCTTCGCAGTGAGTTATTTTGCTTACTATTTTCTTACCTGACCCAGACAAACCACCGTTGCTCAACTTGGTTACGGTATTGTTATGTTCGCAGGAGGCCATTTTCTGTATAAACTTCTCTATACCTGTAGATAGTATTTGCCAATACTTTCCATGGTCTCGCATGCTAGGGTCTACTAAGTCTTTAGAAACCTCTGCAAGTATGAGGTTAAGTGTAGCGTTAGCTAATTGTTTGCTCATGTTGTTTCACCAAGTCCAGCATTGCCGCCCTGCTCATTTCTTTAACTTCCCAGCCCTCTCTTGTATACAGAGCTTTCCTGTTATAGAACTGTCTTCTAGCTGTCTCACCCTCTAGTCTTATATCTACCACTATAGGAGATAGCTTACCATCGGCAGGTCTTTGAACCCTACCAATAAGCTGTTCTAGTAGTTCTTCGGAACTGATCAAAGAACCTGCAACTAGAGCAGATAGTTCATTAAGGGATACACCCTCAGAGAATATA